AGTGGTTTTTCCAATTGTTAGACGTGTATTCTCTAAATTATTAGCGAATGACATCGTTTCAGTACAAGCAATGAACTTACCAATCGGTAAATTATTCTACTTTGTACCTAACATTCAGGCTTACCAACCAGGTACTTCTGAGCACTACGCACCTTATGGTTCACCAAACGAAGCTGTGGGTCAAACACCAAACAGCGGTTATGACTATAACAATACTAAAGACCTTTACGATAGATTCTACGAAGGTAACGAACCAGCGTTAGACCCTCCAGGGTTATTTGACTATTCTAAAGGACAATTTTCCGCAATCACTGCTGATGTTGCTACTGTTGCTTGGTCAGGTGATGCATTAGTTAGTACGGGTTATACTACATCTGATTACAGAAAAGTATTGATAGTTTTGTCAGGTTTTGCAACTGATGGAGCTGGTAAATTAATCGGACCTGATGGTCAACCAATGGATAATGAATCTTTCTTATCTGATTTGACTATCTATGGTGCTGCTGGAAACCCAACAACTGCTGCTAACACAACTAACCCTTACTTATTCAGAGTTGTAACTCAAAGATATGGTAAAGGTATTGTTCAGTATGGTAACAACAACGATACATTAACTTTCCCTGGTAGTAAAACAGGTGGTGGTCAATATGACAATCTGTGTGATACTGAAGGTAAAATCTATTTAGAAGTTGATTTACAGGTACCAGTATGTATTACTTGTGGTGGTTCTATGGACGGTTACACAGGTTCAACATTCTCTTCTACTACAGCTAATAACAATGCGTTTACCGCTACTTATAGAATATATAAGAATTTAGAATTTGAAGATAAAATTGGTGAAGTATCTTTTGACCTTATGTCAGTTACAGTTTCTGTAACAGAAAGAAAATTAAGAGCTCAATGGTCTCCAGAAATGGCACAAGACGTTGCGGCGTTCCACAACATTGATGCTGAAGCTGAATTAACGGCTTTATTATCTGAACAAGTTGCGGCTGAAATCGACCGTGAAATCTTAAGAGATTTACGTAAAGGTGCGGCTTGGAACTTACGTTGGGATTACAATGGTTGGAAACGTCTAGGTTCAAGTGCAGTTCCTTACACTCAAAAAGACTGGAATCAAACATTGATTACAGCTATCAACCAAATTTCGGCTCAAATCCACAAATCTACCTTAAGAGGTGGAGCTAACTGGATTGTTGTTTCTTCTGAAATCAGTGCTATATTTGATGACTTGGAATACTTCCACGTATCAAACGCAGCTCCTGAGCAAGACCAATACAACATGGGTATTGAAAGAGTTGGTACATTAGCGGGTCGTTACCAAGTTTACCGTGACCCTTACTTCCCAGCTAACCAAGTGTTAATGGGACACAAAGGAACATCATTGTTAGACACAGGTTATATTTACGCACCTTATGTACCTCTACAATTAACACCTACAATGTATAATCCGTTCAACTTTACTCCGATTAAAGGAATAATGACAAGATACGCGAAGAAAATTGTAAATAATCGTTTTTACGGAAGAATTACCGTAGATGGCGTTCGTACATTTGATTTAAGAGAATTGAGATAATCAAAATCTTAAAGAATAATTAAAGGGACAAGTAATTGTCCCTTTTTTTTTTTATTTAAATATTCTAAGTGATTTTGACACAATTTCAGATTCGGTTAATGAATATATGCCATGTTTATACGCCATTTGAATAGATTTAATTAACATAAACTTTGCTTGTTCTTCTGTTAAATTATCAATTAAATGTTCAATATCTTCAGGTTTGTATATTGCAACATCATCAAATAAGAAGATATAAGGTTGTTTTTCTGCCTCCATAATATATTTATTGTAAGTATATGAAAATAAATCGAATTAGTGAAGCCACAGGTTCAGGAAACGCCGGAACTTTTAAAGTACCAATTGTTCTTGCCCCACAAGATTGGAAGGATAAACAATTGGCACCATTTAATAACCCTGTTTATCATTATACTAATGCGGAGTTGGCGTATGAAGAATCTGATGGTGATTTTAAAGAAACTCCTGAACAAAGAAAAAAAATAGAAAATAAAACAGAATTACTTTCCAGAATCGATACATACTTAAAAAATTTTTACACAGGACAAAATGATGAGGATGGTGGTAACATTGGCGATGTTAAAAATCCTGAAAAAATTATACAAAGGGCTATTGGCACACTTAAAGAAGATTTGGCGGTTTGGTTTGGAACAAAGAAAAAACCAAAAGGTAGTAATCAACCAAAAGGTCCTTGGGTTAACATTTGTAGTAAAGTTGACGGTAAACATCCTCCATGTGGACGACAAGATACGTCTAAAGGGTCTTACCCTAAATGTAGAGCGGCCGGAGTTGCAGGTAAAATGAGTGATTCACAAAAACGAAGTGCATGTCAACAAAAAAGAACCGCTGAGAAAAAAGACACTCAAACAGGTAAAGGTCAAAAACCTGTAATGACATCATATAAACCAAAAAATGAATCAATGAAAAAGATAATAAGATTAACTGAAAATGATTTAATTAGAATTATTAAAAAAGTTATTACAGAACAATAGGTTTTTGTTATATTTTTTCTAAAATTTTTTTAATAGAATATTTGATATTAGAAGTAATTTCTTTTTCAAACTTATTACGTCTCGACTCAACTTCTGAGTCAAATAAAGTAACTACAGAATTCCACGATTTATCTCCTAATATTACAGTATATGAATAAACGTGGTTGATTATTTTTACACTATAATTTTCTAAAATTACAAAAATTTGGTCTTCTTCGTTTTTAATATAACGTTTGTTTGAGATTGGAGTTAACAATAAAACAGTTTCATTTTTTTTTATTAATTTTTCACAAATAGAAACACAATCTTTTTCGTATGTAGTAATTTTTGGAGTTGAAGACCGATATACTTTAATATATTGTTTTTGGATTAATCGTTTTAATTTGTGAATAATTTGTTTCATAATCTTATATTAGTATTTATTTACAAATATAATAATATTATTTAAATAAAAAAATTAATTGTAAAAATTTTTCCCAAGTTTCTAAATCATTTTCATTTCTGCCAATATTTGCAGAGTAACAACATAATACTACATTATCCTTAGTATATCCTTTATGTCTATCTAATCTGTCTAATGATGGTTGTTGGGGGTGTTTATGTTTATTAGACGGTATTAAAGGTATTTTAAACCAATAACATAAACCATTTTGTTTTTCTAACATTTCATTAATATCGTTGATTGTTAAAGTATGTTCTATTTTTCTATGTTTAGAATCGTGTAGTAATGTGTTTTGCCACAACCTAACTCTTCTTTCTTTTTGTTTTTGACCTTCTGTTTTTCTGTGTTCAGGATTAAGTCTTTTTTTTCTTTTATAATTTCTGGTAATTTCTAAAAGACATTCTTTACATCGGTGACCCCTTTGTGTAGTATAAAAATCATCAATTGATTTTATAGTTTTACATTTACTACATTTTTTTTGTGTTTCCATACATATAAATATATGGATAAACAATAAAAATTAAAAAAAAAGAATATATCATCCTTTTTTCCACTTACCCCCTTTTGAGTTGTATCTTTTAACCGCTGCTCCGTTACAATACGCACTTGGGCAAACGTCATATCTTTCTCTTGCCCACGACAAACACTGTTGCCATAATCTTGGATTTGTCGGTTTGTTTTTTTTCTTTTTTTCAGTAATTTCTTCCGACTCTTCATTCATTTCTTCAAAATCAACATATTGTGATTCTTTATCCATTTCATTTTTTAAGAAATCAAAAACTTGGTCAATATTTGTTTTGGCTTCAGAAATATGGTCATCAGCCCAATCATGTCCATTTTGAATTATGTGGTCAACTGCAGATGGGTCCATTTCCATAATCATTTCAAGTTGTCTTTTCATTTGTTTTAAATTTGAAAAAAACATATAATTTGCTTCTTCTTGTTCAGATAAAACACGTTTAACAATTCTAGTTAAATCTAATTCGGTTAATTTTATTGTTTTCATATATTTTTAATTAAATTATGGATTATTTTTTTTATAATTAACAATATTAAATGTTAATTCTTGTTTATAAGTATATTTTTCTCCTGAAGTATTTACCTGAATATCAACATAATATTGATTTGGTATTTTATCTCTCATATCAAACATAAAATAATATTCATTTGGAGTTCTATTAACTGCTGTCCAATCTTGAACTAATACTTCAGTTGTACCTTCTTTTACATAAATTCTATAAAATGCAGATACGTCATCTAATGGAGCTTGACCAGTATACGCTTTTTTAATTGTTACCCCAACTTTTCTAATGTCAGTGTTAAGGATTTGTTCATTCTGTAGAATACCATAGAATTCAAATCCAAATTGACTAGGTTCTTTAGATGTTGAACCGATTTGAATACCTGCGGTATATTGTTGTAATACAAATTGATTTGTCACGTTTGGTAAAGATTGTCCATTAATTGTTAATCCTGACCATACATCATAAAACATACATGGAGTTGCTCCCGTAAATTCATTAGGTACTATTACTTCATAAACTCCCTTTGTTCTTAAACAAGTTGACAAAGTTGCCATATTAGGAATGGCATCACCATTTCGGTCTTCAATTCTAACAACAGGGTCAGAATCTAAATTGGCAAAATCACCATTTTGATAGATGTATAAGTATAATTTATTTGTTTGATTTTTTAAGAATATATTACGGTCGTCTTTAATTAAGTCGTTGTATGTTGTTTGAAGGAATGGTTGGTAGAATGTTTGAGTATGTCTTGAAAAGAATGCAACACTATAACTGTCGGTTAAACCTGTAATATTTTCAATTTGCGGTAAGTATGCAACTCCCCATCCGGTAACTCCAGTTATTGTGCCATTTAATATGCCGTTAATTTCGTTGGACATATCCATTATTAGGTCTTCGTTACCAAGTTCAAAATGTTGTCTTGCAACAATTGTTAACCCTGAAAAATTTACGGTACCTACATTCGTGTTATTATAGACCCCTGGTTGAGACCAATTGTTAACAGTGGATGTCTGATACCAATTTGATGGTCGAGTTGAATATGCACGACTATCAACATACGTAAGAGGTGTTGAGCCACCATACGGGCTATTTTGATTTTCATTAAAATCTGTGTAATCATAACCAACACCTTCATCCCAAGTTTGTGGGGTTCCTGTTGAACCTGAAGTTTTTGGAATTCTAAATAAAATTAAATCAAATGATGTCGCTCTTCTTCTTTCGTTTGACATGAATGTATTTAACAATTCATTATCAAATGATGAGGTATTTGTCATTTGTAAGACGTGAGTCATACCCGTTGTACATCCTGTAGAAATTATACCTGAAGCAATATCTTCTATTAATAAATCTAAATCCAAATCAAATAGGAAACGAGTGTAACCATAATTTGGGATTATGTAATCTGAAGCACCAAAATTCAATTCAATAATAGGGTTTCTACCCGTATTTACATATGAATTTGAAATGATGGTATTGTTCTTATCTATGTACGACCTTAATATTGACATTAATTGTTTTAATATAAATATTAGTTAAGTCGAATATTCGCATTAAGAATTTTTGTATAGGCGTTTTGCATCTCAGTCAGTATTGCTGCAGAACTTGTACCGTCTTGAGAAACAGGAATTGGTGGTAATCCAGGATATGCGTGAGTATGAGTATTTAAGAATCTAACAATTAAATTAAGTAATTCTAAAAGTTCTTCACCCCTAACTAAACTTGAAGTTTTTGGTAATAGTTCATCAACAAATTTATCTAAAGAAATACCATATAATGTGTCATTAAAATTTATTTGACCTTTACCAGGAATTGCCGAGTTATGAGATAATAAATATAATGTGCCGGCTCCAACCGCACCATATGTTGAAGAATCATTTGTATATTCTTCTTGGGGTACTTCTGTTGATTTAAACTCAAGAGGTTTTCCAACTCTATTTGCAGCATAAATTAAACCATAACCACCTTGTTTAAGTGCTGAGTTTAATTTAACTTTATTAAAAATGTACGAAATATTATTGGTTGAATCTATTGATTGTTGAGACGTAATTGAGGTAGGGGGAAATATTGGTGTTCCATTTAATTGAGTATACTCAGGCAAGATAACTTCTTCAATATCAAGACCAAGTAAATTGGTTGTGATTTCATTTATTGCCACTTGATAAAGTTCTTCAGCGGCGCTTTCAAGACCATCAATACTACTTGTTGC